GCACCACCGAGGGGCTGTACTACTCAACACCGGAGCGCATCCAAGCCGTCTGGCCGTCTCGCTTCCCGACCGTTGCAAGCGCAGAGCCGTATGCCAAGAACCCGCAGGGGCTGGCAAACAAGGTCTACTCCAGCCGCATGGGCAATGGCGACGAGGCAAGTGGCGACGGATTTGCGTTCGCGGGAAAAGGTTTCCTACAGCTCACGGGCAAGGCNAACGTCAAAGCATTTGCGGCTGACATGNNCTTGCCGGAGGTGCTTGAGTATCCATCGAAGCTGGCTGACGAATACGCCTTCGAGACTGCGCTCTGGTTCTTCCAGAANAACGGATTGTTTGCCATTGCCGATGACGGCGTGAACGACGAAGCCATCAAGCGCATAACCAAGCGNGTGAACGGCGGCTATCACGGCCTGGAGGATCGCATNAACCAGACGCGCAAGATCCACACCTGGCTGATTACTTAGCTTAGTCAGCTTAGCTAAGTGGCAAAGCAAGATCAAAGAGCCAGTGCGGCGGTAGGTAGGGCGGGAGAGCATTTAGCTCTCGCCTACTTGTCGCTGGCTGGCTACATCTGCACACTCTGCCAGATTAAAGACCACGATGCGTATATACAGACGGATACACAGACGTTGACCTTGCAGGTGAAGACCGCCAGCAAGACGCACAAGACCAGCAATAGATACGCATTTCACACACCCAAAAAGAACGTCGATGTGTCAGACGTGTTTGCGTTTGTGGCAATTGATTTGGGAGCTGTGATTTTCCGCCGCGGAGACGAGTTGGCCTCGGTGACAACATACATTTCGCCAGAGGAATTTATGGATGAAGAGCGGTCAATGCAAAAAACATTCGACAGCTTCAAATAGCCACTTGTTACCGGGCGCGGCTTTGATTAGAAAGTCTGAGTGGGTGGCTATCATCACAATACAAATCGACTTACCGCGGTGCGGTGGTTGTTTAGCCTAGTGTGACGTTGCTATCAAATGTGCCAGCATTCAACTCAACTAAACGGCCACCCACACGATTACTAGAATATAGTAAAGGCCAGAGCCATCAGGACAGCGCCGCTAAAAAAGCCAATGACTGCCCCAATAAATCCTGCTGCGTTTATCATGCGCTCCAGTTCCTTCTCGTCCATCAATCATCATCCTCGAAAAAGTTATTGAGCGCCTTGATTGGCTGCTTGCTAAAGACCCAGCGCCACTGACGCTTCGTGCATCCCTCTACTTCGACCAGGTCGCGCACGCGGTAGATCTTATCCGCTTCCCACATTTTCTTGAGATAGCTTGACGTGCGCGGCACGCTCTCTCCCAGCAGCTCCGCGGCCTCAGAGGCCGTAATGCGCTGGTCATGCTTTATAAGAGAGAACAGGCGATTGACTTGGTTGATGCTGTGCTGCTTGCTCTTCTCCGCCGCTATCAGCATGGACGGAGCTTGCGTGGTCGGCCTGCGCGGCCCAGCCGGCAGCGGGTCGCGCTTGCCTTTGCGGTATTGCATATGTTCGAACTCCCAGATGCAGTGCGCGTATGTGATCTCGTAGCGCTCGTGCTTATCCGTCACACCCTCCAGCTTGAGCCTCAGTCGCTCGGCTGCGTCTTTTGCATCTCGCGCTTTAGCACGTCGAGCAGTGCTTGCTGCTCTTCCAGCCGCTGCTTCAAGTTTGGCCGCATCGCCGTCTTCGCCTCCGTCAGCATTATGCTGTTGATCCGCTCTAGCCTTTTTATAATGATCTGAGTTTGGTCCGTATTCACGTTTCTTCCTCTCCAAAGTAATATTCATTGTGGTGCATATGCGGTGTATCGTTGAGCGCGACACATGTAGAAGCTCGGCAACGTCGGCTTGCGACATGCCCTGCTGTGCGCAGTCAAGAACGTGGCGGGTAAGCGCCTCTGGATCGTATTTCATTCGTCTTCCTCCTCCTCGTCGAATGGCGGGATCTCGCCCATGCCGCCGCACTCGGGGCATGGCACGGTCTCCATGATGATTTCACCGATGTCTCGGCCTGCGTTGTGCGGGTATGCGAACCCCTGCTCCACGGTGCCCTCTCCGTGGCACTCAGCGCACGCTATGAGCTTCGGTAGTATGCTGTCCAGGACCAGGCTCATGTCGCGCCCTCCTTATCCTCTGTGGCCAGCTCAGCGGCGCAGGCGGCGTATCCGGCCGCGTCGATGTAGTTGTCGGCGTGTTTCGGGTTTGACTTGGCCCTGGCGGCCTTCAGCAGCAGCATCATGGTCCCAACGTCGTGCGGTAGAACCTCGACGCCAAGGTGGACGCTCCAGTAGATGGCGATGGTCTTGAAGTTGTCCTCCATGTCGCCGTGGTCGGACGCCCGGTCCTTGGTTACATATTCCTTGGCCGTGTCTAAGACTTCGGCGCGAGTGAGTTTAGCCATGTGTGGTCTCCCAGTGTGTTGGACGCGCCTTCGGGCGCATTGGTTCGTCTGAAATATTAGCGGCTACTGTGCAGGCTATCAACAGCCCGCACAGTGACGTCCAGATGACGAGGATCGCCCAGTCTTGTTTCGTTGGCATCATGTTATGCTCTCCCGGTGGGTGGGGGCCGTAGCCCCCGGTTTGATTAGGCGTTTTCTTTCTCTCTGGCCAATTTGTCGGCTGCTGCCATGATGACTGACAGAGGTGTGAATTTGCCAGCGAGGTAATAGAAGCAGCGTGTGAATGTGGTGTTATATCCGTTAGTCACTTGGTGCGGCGTGACGCTTACAGGCAAGCCACCAAATAAACGGCCAAGCTCAACAGCCTCATGGTACTGAGCCATGCGGCGCTCAATCAGATCAACCACAGTTTCTGTCACTTCAGCTTGCTTGGCTGTGATGCGATCAGACTTTGGAGCTGGCTTTACAACTTCAAGCTCTTTGAGCAAAACGCGAAATGTAATCAGATCTGTCAAGTCAGCATGGTGCGCCTCATCGAACAGGCGGAAATGCTTTTCGCGGATCTGGTGAAGATCAAACGGGATTGCAAAGTAATCTTCGCGTGACAAGCTGTCGATTGAAAATTGAAAATTGTTCTCACGAAGCATTTGGTATCCGCTGTTCAATTCACCAAGAGCTTCTTTCTGGTGAGATTTAGCCGCAAAGGTTTGGTCCTCTTGGGTCATGCTTATTGCGGATGAAACGTAATCTTGAACAGTTTTGAATTTTGTGTTGTACATGTCCGTGTCTCCCGGTGGGTGGGGGCCGTAGCCCCCGTGTTGATTAGATTTTTGCGGCCAGAGCGTGATCTACTGCAAGTGTGTGGATTTTATGGCCGAGACGTGTCATTCTGCATATATTTTTACCGTCTCGAACTCGGAAAACGTGGGCAGTTACTGCGCCGCCATCTCCGACGTTTGCGTTTACGCGATACAGGCCGCCGCGATTGCTTTCGCAATCAAACCTAAATCTTGTGGCGGTATCAAAAGCGTTGCGGCCTACGTTCTCTGCGGGTGTAAAGCTATATGTTGTCATTTCCGTGTCTCCCTTGTTTCTGTCTATATTGTTAACATAGGGGTAACACACACCCCTTGCAAGCACAAAATGTTCACAAAGCGAAAAAAATGTTATAGGGTGCCAGGGTGACATTCATGGAGGATCACATGCTCGACGACCAAACGAAAGAACTGGTGCGCAATCTCAACAATCCGCACCGCGTGACAAACATCATGGCGCTGTTCAAATTCTGCGAACAGGCGGCCACGATCATACAGGAGCAGTCGGCTCAGCTGCACCAGCTGGCGGCGGACACGCTGAAGGCGCAGCCTGCTAAGACTGCGCCCAAAAAAGCTGCCAAGAAGTAGCGTTTACTGGGGTATGTTAAGCAGTCCGCCTGTTTGGCGTGCCCCAGACCGCAGTGCATCCAATAGCATTTGCGTTGAAAAGCTATTCTGCGTCGGCATGAGGGCTCTTTGGACTGGACCTGACTGGATCGCCCTGCGGCCTGCCGCCGGGATTGCCGCGCCCACTGCGCCGCCGAGAGCTGCTGACACCGCAGGGTCCATTCCATACTGCATCCCGGCATAGC